ATAAGATTTGCAGAATGGTTAGGATTAGAGAATGAGGGATTAATGAAACACTATGGATTTGATGGCTCACATCAATACAGATATGCGAGGATATTTTAATGAGTTGGCAAATGGCAGTAGTAGGTGCATTAGGTGCAGCACAATATCAACAACAAGGTGCTATTGGTAAATACAATCAAGCTGTTTCTAATCGTAATGCTGATGTTGCAGAACAAGAAGCTGCATTAATAGAAAAACAATCTGAATTTGATATAGCAAGATTTGATAAAGATTTTAGAAAATTAGAAGGAGAAACACAAGTTGCTCTTGCAAAATCTGGTGTAGTTGCTGGTAGTGGAACTGCTTATAAAATAGCTGCTGCTAATGCTAGAGAAGCTGCATTACAAAGAGAAATAATAACATATAATTCTAAAGTTGCTCAATCAAGAAAAATAGAACAAGCAAATTTTTCTAGAATACAAGGTAACATTGCTAGACAATCTGCTAGACTTGCACAAATAGGAACTATTGCTTCTACTGGTACAAGTTTATTAGGAATGAGTAATTTTGGATCAACACCAAAATCAGATACATTTACAGGTGGATTACAAAATTATGGTGGAGGATATAGTTTCTAATGCCAAAAATTCCTACATTTACAACACAAGCTAGACCTACTGCTGAAGCTCTATCTATTCAATCAAAAACTCAAATACCTTTATCGCAAACTATTGGTACTGCTTTAGCACCAGTTACAAAAGCTATTACTGAACACGCAGTAAATGAAAAAAATTTAGAAAATAAATCTGAAGCATTATCATTAGAAAATAAAGCATTATTAGAACTTACAGATGTTTTTGATAAAGCTAGTAGATTAGATAATAAAGATGAAGCATTTAATATTGTTCAAAATGAATCTAAAATTATTCAAGAAACATATTCTAACAGAGCATCTAATAATTCTGTTAAATCTTCTTTTAATAATAATTTTTTAGCAGAAGTTCAAAAAGGAATATTTAAAGTTAATAATAGAGTTTCAACAAATATTATTCAAACATTAGATAACGAAGTATCAGTTAAAAGAAATAGATTATTAACAGCAGCTTATGTAGATAAAGATCCATTAGCTTTAAGTTTAATTCAAACAGATTTAGAAACTTTATATGAACAAACTTATAAAGGTAGAATTGATACAGATGAATATAATAAATTAATTCAAGGTATACCTGGTGAAATACAAATATTTGAAGTTAGTCAATTAATATCTTCAAATCCTAGACAAGCATATTCAGATTTAATGAATAAAGATAAATTTGTTGATCTTGATTTAAACAAAAGAGTTTCTTTAATTAGTGAAGTTAAAAGTGTTTTAATTCCAGAAATAAAAGATGAATATAAAAATCTTGTTGCCGCAGCAGCATTTGGCAAAGATGTTCCTTTTGATATAAAATTTGCAAAAGAAATTTTACCACCAAAAACATTTAATAATATGATGAAAGAATATAGCAATGTAAAAGATACTGTTGCTGATGTTAAGATTTTAAACACAACATCTAATAAAAATTTATCAGAAACTTTAGATAATATGCTTTCAAAAAGAGAGCAAAGTAAAACATTTATTGAGTATCAAAAAGAAAAAAAAATTCTTGTAGAAGCAGTAAATGCTAGAAATGAAGCAATGGCTAGTGATCCTGTGTTTTTCTTAAATGCTACCAATGATAATATAAAAATATTAAGTGAAGAATTACAAAATGAAAATAATTCAGATTTAAAACTACAAAAGAAAAAAGCATTAACAGAAATTTATGTTGAAACTCAATTAAATATGGGACAACCACCTTATCAAATAAAAGTTATGTCAAACTCTGAATCAACTAATTTTGTTGAACGATATGTAAATGGCGATCAAAATATGCGTATAGCAATGTTGCAAAATTTAGACGCAGAGTTTGGTGATTATAATTCAAATGCTATGCTTCAATTAACGAATGCAGGTTTACCTGTTACTGCCGAACTTTCTTCTTTTTTTAACAATCCAAAACTTACAGAAAGATTTTTAAGTTTTGATTCTAAAGATGAACAAGACAGATTAAAACAATATGCAAAAGATAACAATATAACTTTCAATGATGTAAGAAAAAGTATTAGAGATAATTTAAGTGAATTTGAAGATGTTGTTATGAGAGGTAGTAGATTTAATACAAGTGTTGCTTTAGATAAAATGGATAACATTGTAGATGTATTAAGTTATTATGCTTTAAACGAAATGGTTGCTGGTGAATCTCAAGGTTCAGCAGAAAAAAATGCTTATAATTTAATTAATAATAGTTTTGAAATACAAGATACATTTTTTGTACCATTAGTTTACAATGGTAAATCTATTACATCAAGTGCAGATTTTATTGTTGAGAAAGCAAATCTTATAAAAGATTTTTATGTAGAAGATTTTGGTGCTGTTGCTTTTGAATCTGTAGATGAAGATGTTACAGATATAGAACTCAACGAAGCAATGAAAGACCAATTAAAAAATTTCGGTGAATGGAGAAATTCAGCAGATGGTACAGGTATAATTTATGGAATTGTATTCAATGATGGTTCTTTTGGTCCTGTAAAAAATCAAGAAGGAGAATATTTATCTTTTGCTTTTGATGATACATCTTTTACAATACCAGGAACAGATAAAGAGATGGATTTAGATATAAGAACTAAATCTCAACAACTTCAACCAAGAGGATCTTATCCTAATGTTTCTGAATCAATTTCTAAATTACAAGCTAACAAAGGTTCAAAAATAATAGGCAAAAGAAGATAATGGCACAATTAGGATTTGGATTAAATATAAACGAAACTGCATCAAAGTTTGGTTATGACCAATATTCTACAAGACTAGGAGAAACTCTTGGAGCTGTTGCTGCTGATAATTGGAACTTTAATCCTTTATCTTCTATTGGCACATATTATGATATGCAATCTGCAAGATCACAATCTCTTGAAAATAATCAAGTTCGTATATCAAGAGATGAATTAAATAAAGAATATTCTGATTTAGGATTATTTTTTAAAGAAGATGAGTTTCAATCTGTTGTAGATATAATGGTTGAAGAAAAAAAAGATGAAAGAAGTAGACAAAGTATTATTGAAAGAGGACCAAAGGGTTTTGGTGTAGGAGCATTAAAATTTGCTACAGGATTAGGAGTATCTCTTTTTGATCCTATTAATATTGCTGCATCTTTTATACCTGTCTTTGGTCAGGCAAGATTTGCAGGACTTGTTGCACGACAAGGTTTTACTAGAGCAAGATTAGCAAAAGGTGTTACAGAAGGTGCTGTCGGTGCTGCTATTGTAGAACCTATTGTTTATGGAGTAGCAAAAGAAGTACAAGCTGATTATGGTTTAGCAGATAGTTTATTAAATATAACATTCGGAACTATTCTTGGTGGTGGACTTCATGTAGGTGCTGGTAAATTAAAAGACTTACGAACTGCTAGTAAATTTAAAGAAAGAGTAAAAGAAGCTAATACACCAGATCAAGAATTAAATTTATATAAAGAATACTATCCAGAAAATGGAAAAATTATGAGAGATTTAGAAGTAACTAATCCTCAAACTAGAAGATTATTGTTAGAAAAATCATTAAATGATTTGTTGTTAGAAAAACCTGTAGATACATCTCCTGTTGTTAGTGCTGATCCTGTTTTAAAAAATTCAGTAGATTCTGCTGCTACATCACAAACAAGATCGATACCTGATTCTACAGCAGATCAAATAGAACTTAATAATGTAGAGCAAAATGTAGTTAATAAAAAAAGTTCAGATGTTGATGTTGAAATTAATAATTTAGAATTAAGATTAAATGCTATTAAAGAAAATCAAAAAATTAGAAAATTAGAAATAGATGATGATGTAGAAGTTAAATCAACTAAAGATGAATTAGATGAATTAAATCAAAGATCAGAAGAATTAGATGAAATAATAAGAGATGCAGTAAATTGTGTTAATGGAAGATAATTATGTCAAAAAAATGTTTATTAAGAGTTGAGCAATTACTAGCTAAATCATCAATCAAAGCAGCTAGAAAAGATGAAATTATTAATCAAATAAAGATTGCACAAGCAGAACAAAAAATTTCATCTATTGATGAAATAAATGTAGATAAAATTTCCCAAGAAGTTTCTGAACAAATTAAATTACAAAAAAAAATTAATAAAAGAAATGCTATTGAAAATGAAATTAAAGGTAGAAAATATGTAGAATATATCTTTGATAATTTTAATGATGATCCAGCAGAAGGTTTAATTTCAATATTAGTTGGTACAAATAGAAGAGTTACTGGAGCAAGAGCTTCTGTTGCTACACAACAACAGGCAAGTGTTAATCAACTTATAGCAGGTTTTAATGCAAAATTAAAAAACGAAAAATCTTTTCAGTTATTTGATAAAGCAGATAAAGAAACACAAAGAAGAATTGTTAGAACAATGTATGAGTTAAATCAAAAAAAAACAGCTATGGAAGAACAACTTGGTATGAAACCTCCTATAACAGAAACTAATCCTGATATAATTAGATTAGCTGAAGCTATGGAAGGATATTCTGAAATGATTAGATTAAAATTAAATGATAGAGGTGCAAACATTTCAAAATTATGGGGTTATATAGTCAGACAATCACATGATCCTTATCTTGTTAGAGATGCTGCAAAAGTATTAGGTAAAAATTTAGAAGATATGGATGATGGTATTGATCCAAACTTAAAAAGTAAAAAAGATATTAACTATAATAGAAATTACAAAGCATGGAGAGATTTTGTAATGGAAAAATTAGATCAAGAAAGAACATTTGCAGGTGTAGAAGATATAGAAGAATTTATGTTGTTTGTTTATAATTCACTTGTAAAAAATCAATATTTAAAATCTGATGGTGCAGAATTTACTTTTGGTAGTAGACAAACTGCTAGAGGTAAGGATGTAGCAAAAGCAGCTGGTCTATCTGCAAAAAGAGTTTTACATTTTAAAACTGCTGATAATTGGTTTGATTATAATGATAAATTTGGTGTGGGTAATTTAAAAGAATCTTTCTTTTCTGGACTTCAAACTGCTGGAAGAAACATTGGTATTATGGACACTTTAGGTACAAAACCTGCGGATAATTTTAGCAAAATTAAAAAAGCAGTTGGTAATAAATTAAATAAACTTGGTAGAAGCACACAAGATTTAGCAAGTGATGCTAAATTTGATAAATTTTTAAAAGTTGTAGATGGTTCTATTTATACAGTAGAAAATTTTGCAGTAGCCAAATATTCTGCAATAGCAAGAGCAATAGCATCTATGGCAAAACTAGGTGGTGCAACTGTTTCTGCTGCTGCTGATATAGGTTTATATGGTTCAGAAATGAGATACCAAGGTAGATCATTTTTAGGAGGTATGGCAGAAGCTGTAGGTAGTTTAGGAAAAATAAAAAATACACAACAAAAAAAAGATATAGCTGAAGGTTTAGGTTTTATAGCAGATAACACTATTTATGATGTTGCTGGTAGATACCAAGTAGGTGATAATTTAAGTAAAGGTTTTACAAAAGCACAAAGATTTTTTTTTAAATTAAATTTATTATCTTGGTGGACTAATACTCTTAAAGAAGGTTCAATGTTAGGTATGGCAAATTATTTTGCTAAACAAAAAAATTTAGCATTTGATTCACTTAATCCACAATTAAAAAGTTTATTTAATGTTTATAATATTGATTCTACTAAATGGAATATTATTAGAAAAACTGCAATGGAAAAAGCAGATGATGGAAAAGAATTTATTAACATAGGTTTGTTAGATCAAATATCAGATGCAGATGTAAAAAAAATAACAGGATTAGATGATTTAAGTAAAAGAGAATTACAAATAGAAAAAGATAAATTTAAAGCATCTGTTTCTGGTATGCTTTTAGATAGATCAATTTATGCTGTTATTGAACCTGATGCTAGAGTTAAAGCTACACTAACGCAAGGTTATTTAGGTGGTACAGGTATGGGTGAAGCAATAAGATTTTTTGGTCAATTTAAAGCATTTCCATTATCGATTGTACAAAAAGTTTTAGGAAGAGAAATAGATTATTTTAAAGGACCTAATAAAGATTTAGCAAGAGGAATAGTTGGATTAGGTTCTATTATTGTTACATCTGGACTACTAGGATATTTATCAATGACAATTAAAGATTTACTTAAAGGTAGATCACCAAGAGATCCAACTAAATTAAATTCTGTTATGGCAGCTTTTTTACAAGGAGGTGGTCTTGGTATATATGGAGATGTATTATTTCAAGAAACTAGATCAGGAGGTGATATTATTGGTAATATTGCAGGACCAGTTCCTTTAACTGCATTTGATCTTGTTCAAGCAATCAAATATGGTATAAGAGGTGAAGGTGGTAAAGCAGGTAGAACTGCTTATAGAGCTGTTAGTCAAAGTATACCTTTTATGAATTTGTTTTACTTAAAAACTGCTTTTGACTACTTAATTGGGTATCAAATTATGGAAACAATGTCTCCTGGTACTTTGAGACGAATAGAAAGAAGAATGAAGAAAAATTATAATCAAGATTTTTTATTGACTAAACCATCATCAACATTTAAAGGTTTCTAATATGACAGTATCTTCAACTACAGTAAAAAATTCCTACTCAGGTAATTCAAGCACAACAGTATTTGCTTATACCTTCAAGATTTTTGCAGACACAGATTTAGAAGTAATCATCAGATCCTCTACAGGAACTGAAACAACCAAAACTCTAACCA